ATATAAAACGCATAACTGTTGTAAAAATACAACGGCTTAACGGTTTCTCTCAAAATCTCAAAAACCTAAATCCCCCCACACGCAAAAACACCACCCTATAGACGCAAAATCACCAGGCCACCGATAAACTTTCCGTATATTAAAAAAATTGCGCGGCAGTTTTTTTTGACTGTAGGACCCATTTCGGGTATATAGTATTATGAAACACTATGAAAGCGAAATAACACAATTCTTGCGTGAGCTCAAAGCAGCTAATCCCCACATAGAGCAGGATCAGCTCTACGGTCGTAGTCTACTCTGGGATAAACCCTCGCCTACACGTGAAGATCGAGAACGCCTACAAGCCAGTCGTGTACCCAAAGCTGCCTACGAATACTATAACTGGCCCAAGCCTAGGTCATAAAAAAAGCACTTATTCAGTGCTTGTCTTTAATCCCCATTTCCATTTTAACCATAGTCTTTCGTGTACATAGTGTGCTAGAGTCATCCATATGTTTATAACTATAGCACCCTGTAGTCCTGTAAAAGCTGCCGTTACCAGTGTAGCTACAATGCGCCACGATACAGCTCGTACCAGTGTACGCTTGTGTGATTCTGTCATGTGTGTTCTCCTAGTGATTTTTACACTAGGTAGTATTTATGCCCCTACACTCTGTGCTAGGCTAGGAGAATCACTAGCCTTATCTATACTTGGGTAGATCTTCTACTCTAGGACGGAATCCACGCTTGTACCATTCTGTCAAATTCTCTCTACGCCAATACTTGAGAAACAGTGATCTGTCGTCATTAAACACTCTGCGCTGTAGTTCTTCTGTTACAGCCAAACAGCTCAAGAGATCTTGTCCACCCAATTCACCTTTCATAAACTCTGTGTCACAGTCCCAATAGTAGTTGGTTAGTTCACGTACACTGAGATCTTCTACTGTGATTGCGGCCACGAGGGCTAGTTCTACTAACATGTTTTATCCTTTCTGGTCAAAATTTTGCTACCGTTTTTGCTGGCGCTTGTCGCTTCGCTCTATAAAAATTTTTGCGCTCCGCGTCTTTTTCTTACTCACAGGTCGCCCAAATCTTTGATGTCCATGCTTTATACAAGTATGAACCCTTGGGTACTAGGCACGTACCTAATTCTGGATATCTGTGTTGTCTGTAGTCTACGATCAACATAAACATGTAGGCCACTAGAAATATCGAAACTAAAATGCTAACACCTACAGCTACCTGTAGTTTCAGTTGTTCCTGGCGGCGTTGTCTACGCTGTTCTTGTTGTCTGTGTAGCTGTATTTCACGGGCTAGTGCAACCTTTTGTTCTTTGCCCATAATCTTCATCATTTCTTCTACTTCTGTGTAGAGTGCGCCTAGCTCGGGAGGGCTTTGATAGACCATGATTTCCCTCAGCTCTGCTCCCATGGCTTCTAGTTGTTTACGCATCAGCACACGCTGTAGAGCTCGCTTGCCTAGACTATCCTCTCCATGATAGGCTTGGTTTTTGTGGCGGCGCTCTTCTTCTTCAAATATGGCCTGGCACTTGAAATAGTTGTCATAGTAGGTGCCTAGGTGCTCGCCTATTTCCTTGTAGATGTTGGTATGATCATTCTGCTCGGCACGCCTGTTCAAATCACGTACACGATTCTTTTCTTCTATCAGCTGATTTTTTTCAGCTACTGTGGCGGGCTTGTCCTTGTGTTTCTTGTTAAATTGGTCGTCCAGATCTTGGAGTACGCCTTTGACGTCCCCAGCTGCTGATTTTATATCCTTGTAGAGCTTGCACCCAGCTTTAACAGCACTGACAGCACCGTTGGCTAGGGCAAAGAGTGTTACTGGATCCACGGTCGCTCCTTGTCCAGTTATTGTGTTAACTACACATATTTAACCCTGTATAAATATTTTATGTTCCACAGTCCTCAAATCCGTCGCAGCATAACCATTAGTCATGAGAACCTATAGACCTAGATCCTATAACGGCCGTAGCTATACTGAGTTTTTTGCTTGGTGGCCTAAGCGCATGACGTCGGGTCGGTGGGTATGGATGAACTTCTACTATCTAAGACCAGACCACAACGGCTATGGAGTCCTGTTTTCTAGTCAAGAAGTCTTAAAAGACTACTAGTCCCACATTTCACGAAACTTGCCATTGTGGCGCACGGCCGTGTAGACAGTTTCTGCTAGAAATTCAAAATGCTCTAATAGTACTCTAACAGCAGGCAATTCTGAATGAGTCAATACACGTTCATAACAGCTTTGTCCTAGATCTACATAATAGCTAGGTTGAATACCTCTGCGACTCTTTAGTTCAGGAAACACAGCACGAGTAAACCAACAGGTATTGCCTAGATCAAGAGCTTCAGTGGGAGTGCGGATTTTCATATAACGTTCTGCATAACTGGGTTCAGGTGTCCACGGATTTTTATCTATTTTACTGGCTAATATTTCCGCTTCATAGACCACAACATAGTGAGGAATATCCCATCCCTGGCGAGCGTTGGTTTCTTCTAGGATAGCCTTAAGGCCATTGATAGCCACGTGATTTTTCATAACACACCTTGATCATAAATTAGTAGATTCCTACTGCAAGAGCAAAAAATGCTCGATTATCTACATATTGTTTATTGACTAGACTTGTAGCTGTGTTGTTTACTGTGGTGAGTGTGCCCTGTGTGATTACCGCTGTGGTTATATTGTCTGTGGTGATATTAGCTGTAGTAATATTGGCTGTGGTAATGTTGCCTGTAGTTATATTATCTGTAGTAATATTGGCTGTGGTGATGTTGGCTGTGGTCACGTTGTCTGTGGTGATGTTAGCTGTGGTAATGTTGCCTGTAGTTATAGTAGCCGTAGCAATCGTTGTTGTGCCTGTAAGAGCACTATTAGTGAACATAGTAGTCTTACTTTCGTTGGTTACATTAGATAAACCTACACTTGATTTAGTTAGGCCACTAGTTCCGCCCGTAAATTGCACAAGGCCGCCCATAGTGACTGTTCCGTTGACGTTGATTACACTAGGAGTCATAGTAATGCCTGTTTGAGGACTGACGCCTCCACCTAGTCCGTCGCTGGTTGCAGATCTTAAACCAATAGCCCCACTATTCACTGTAATTTCATTGTGGTTACCGCTATAATTACAAACAAGATGTATGTCTCCTGGACCGTGAATGTTTTCTGCACTAGCTCTAATTTCTATACCATTAGCATTAACACCATATGCTCCGTTGATACTGGCTCCTTGGCCATTATTCCATACTAGGCTAGTAGGATTAATGAATGACGTGGCTGCTGTGAGAGTCATAGTCACGCCGTCTAATTTATCTTGTAGGATCTGTGAGTCTAAGTTATTTAAGGTGTTATCTAATATAGTGATTTTACACAATATTTGATTATATAGGGGATCACTAGGATCAACATCTGTTTTACGAGCATATTTTGATCCGCTGTGTGTAATGTTTATTTCTGTGATTTCGCCGTCAACAACTGTAACTGTTCCTTGAGCATTATCTCTACCGTAGCCACCATCAATCCAAGGTTCGGCAAATGTAATCACGATATTACCAGGATTATCATATAATTCATTATCGCTGCGTCTTAGAGGTGTAGCTAGTACTACAGTAGCAATACCTCCGTTGGTAATTTCTCCTAGACTAACAACTGAAGATTCGTCATTGTTAATTAGTTCACTGACTACTAGATCACTACTACCATTAAATGCTCGTGAGTTGACATTTATGTCATTGGTTAATTGATCAGCTGTAGCCGCTGTGCCAGTGATGCTAACATCACTTAGTGTCTGGGCCGCACTTGCTCGATTGAAGGCCACACTGGTTGTTCCAAGATAGGCACTAGAATATACAGTTGGTTTATTAAGGATAAAACCAAGTCCGCTAGCTGCTGACCAGTCTGCTTGAATCTGTGCCGGTTGTGTTACAGTCCAATTCACAGTAGTTGTGTAACTTTGGCTAAGACTATCTACTACTGATATAATAAGACTTCCCCCGCCGAGAGTTGTACTAGTTCCCTGAATAGTAAGACTTGCAACCTTGTTAAGAGTAGAATTCGTCCAACCACTAGGTAGTTGGCCGCTTAGAGTAAAAGTATAAGGTGCCTGTCCGCCCTGCGGAGTAAAAGTTACAGAATAAGGAGAATTTTGTATGGCGATAAAACTAGTAGGACTTATGCTAGTTATTGGACTAGGAGTAGTGCTTGGCCAAGATATAGTTATATCATATTTTATTGTTATATCACTAGGACTAGTTGTTGAACTAGGTAATTCACTTACAGTATACCCATAGCTTACTAAAAGAGGAGCAATATAGGTATAGTCAAAGTTTGTTGTTGTAATAGTAAGACTAGTATCTCCACTGTTAGCCGCTGACAATATTTCGTCAAAGATATACTGATAATTAGCTACAATACTATTAAAGGCCGTAGTATCCTGTTTTTTCTTATACGTCTGTACAGCACTAGTAGCTTGTGATGCTGTAAAAGGAGCGGCCGTAGTTTTTTTACTCACAGGTCCAGCTAGGCTACCGCCCCCTAATTTACCAGATAGCTGAGCAGCTGAGGACGGCAAATCTGCAACGTTTAACGGCATTATAATCTCCAACGATAACATATTTAGCGGGCTTTAACGCATAAATAACATACTGGAGATAACAATGAAGATTTCTGACCTGCTAAATGAAGAAGAGTTTCCTAAACTAAAAATAGGCGATATTGATCCACGTAACGGCAAGAAAATTCTAAGTGCTATGACTAGCAGCGACGGTACTGTAGTACGTAGTAGATTTGGTGATATTTGGAACGTTAAATATGGCGAGCCGGACAAGGCTCCTGAAAAGACCCCGGATAAGGCTCCAGAGCGCGGCCCAGATGTACCAAACCCATTTATGCCTGCTCCTACTCCAGATAATCCTAATCCCCCAGCAGATGCACCGGCCCCTACTCCAGAGGAACCATTACCTCCAGATGTAGTTCCAGATCCAGATCCAACACCTCCTGAGCCAACACCAAAATGTAGTCCAGAAGTTCTAGCTAAGATCAAGGCAGCAAAAACATTTAGCCAAGCCTATGCTCTAGCTAAACAAAGCGAGTGTCCAGAGTTTGGATGGTGCCAAATTGTTGATGTTCCTGGTCAAGCACCAAGCCCACAACCTGCTCCAACACCTGGCGTAAGTAACCCAATGGGTGACTTTGATCCTACAGACTTTAGTGGAGACTTTACTGGCGGAACTAAACGAGAAGCTATTGGATCAGAAGAGGAAGAATTAGAGGAATCAGAATTCCGTGTTCCAGAATCAGCAGAACTACATCGTATGCGTGAAATCGCCGGTACGCAGGTTGTACACGAAGCCGGTGGAAAAGGTATTCCAGAAATTAAAGCACCGAGCAAACAAGCTGCGATTGAAATTGCTCGTAAAAAGGGAATCAAGCGTTTCCGTTTCTGCGGACAGTATAAAGTAAAAGCAGGTAAGAAAGGTCAAGCACCAAGTCCTAGACCAACACCAAAACCACCAGTAGTTCCACCAAAGACACCAGTACAAGGCGTAACTACAAACCCAATGGGCGATTTTGATCCAACCGCATTTAGTGGTGACTTCACTGGCGGAACTAAACGTTAATCGTATTCGTAGTTAACAGTAGTTTCGTTATCGCTTAAAATATGGGCGCCGTTGGCAATATGAAAGCGGCGTGCCATTTCAGTCTTAGGACTTAGAGTTACAAAACGTGTTATTGATGGCTTATTTTCTATAATATAGTTTCTAGCTTCGATAATTAATCTTCGGCCGGCGCCTTGGGCATAGCTCCAGATTGTGTAGAATGCGGCAACATTATCACCTACACGACCTAATTCGCCTTCTGTTGTAGGAATAGCATTTAGATATGCAACACATACAACGGCAGCAGGTTTTTCATTCTCAATTAATATAAGAATTTCTGCGTGGTCGTGTACTCGGCTAGAGCTTGGGATACTTGGACGAACAGGATCGTCTTTAAGAAGGTCAATGAGTGGGTCGTTTAAATCTCGTATTACTTTTAACATGATTCGCTACCTTAGGGTGTTATAAACGTACTTATCTTTTATAACAAAAAATCATGTTACAAAGATATTAAACTATATTATAACTCCTCTTGACCAATATTTTGCAATAATTGGCGAAGTTTACTAGATTCAACATTTGCCGAAGTTTTCTTAATTGTAATACCTTGAGTGGGGTCTGTTATTTCACCGGTAGATGCATCGACTACACTTTGACGTTGTAGTCCAGCCAAAATACTAGATCCTTTAGTGACTGGTGTATTTGAATCCGTTTGTCCATCTTCTCCTGGATCTGTAATACGCAGAGTATCAATATCAAAGTCCAAATCAATTTTCTGGCCAACTCCGCTTGATGAACGAGTTTTCATTAACTGAATTTGATATTTGCCTCGTTCTCTCATAGCGCGACTTGTAAAGATACCAAACACATTGTCTGCTGTCTGGATCTTACTCAGGCCTCCTGAAATATGACTGTGATCAAATTCTACTTCTTCTACAGCACCACGATTTAACTGTGCGGCTGTAACTAGTACACAATTCTTTTCAACAGCTAAGTTGCGTAGTTCTTCAGATACAAACTTGTCTTTAATGAACAAGTTTTCTGCTGAAATCTTACGACTAATTGGCATAAGCAAATCTAAGTAGTCAACTAATAAAATGTCTACCTTGCGTCCTAGCTTAATCTCATATTCCTTTAAATAGCTTCTAACATCATTGGCTGTCTTACCGCTTGGCATATATTTGACCTGATACGTACCGCTCTTCTTGCCAACAATCTTAACACGCATTTCAACTTCGTCGATCTGTTTGAAGACCTCGCGTGTAGGAATCTCTGTGATCATACTGTCTACACGCATACTCACAAGTTCCTCTGAAAGTTCCAGTGTCAGGTATACTACATTTAACCCCTGTAGTGCCCAGTTCACACCTAGGTTCGCTAGAAATAAGCTCTTACCTGCACCAGATCCACCTGCAAAGATGTTTAGCTCACCTCGATTCATTCCGCCAAACAACTTTCTATCTACTGTATCCCATCCAGTTTTAATTTGACCGTTTTTATCTTTAATACGCATCAATCTGCTACGAGGATCAGCAAAATAGTCAGTGCCCATATCTTTATTAAGACCAACCTGAACCGCTGTCTTAACTAGATCCTCAACAGGACCATACTCACCTTTTTCTAGTAGGTCTGCTGACTTAAGAATGGCTCGTTCAAGACCTTTGTGCCTAATAAAAGTTTCAAAGTCTTGTAGTAGCCAATCAAAGTGTTCTTCTCTAAGTTCTCCAGCGGATTGCAAGGTCATACCTGTTGCGGCACTGACGATTTCATAAGTAGGCAATACATTATGTTCAACTACATAGTCGTTGATAAACTTAGCTGAATTTTGTAGTCTGCGATCAAATAATTCGTGATCAAAGATGCTTTGGCAACGCACAAATGTTTCTGCGTCACTTAGCATCATTTCTAAATAAAGTTTTTGGATATCGTATCCGTAGTCTGCATTTTGTCTTGTTGTCATTGTAGTATTATATATTCTTTTAAGTAAAGACTCTAATTTTATATTGCCGTTCGAATGCCTGAGCATCATTATGATCATTAACCATAGGTTGACCTTTAATATTCAAACTAGTGTTTAATAACATAGGACATCCTGTCTTAGCGTACCAAAGTTCTAACAGTTTTCTAAAAGGCGAATCATCTTTAGGCACAGTTTGCACACGACTTGTGCCGTCTTTATGTACGATAGCAGGAAAGTTTTCAGGGTCTTTGCAAGCGGCAACAACCTGCATATACCTACTATTTTTCCAACCATTAGGCATTTCAAAATAATTGTGAACTAGTTCTTCTAAGATAGCCGGAGCAAAGGGCCTAAACTCTTGTCGTTGTTTAATAGCATTTACACGATCTTTAATATCAGGACCTCTTGGATCTGCTAGTAGACTACGATTACCTAGTGCCCTAGGACCAAATTCAGCGCGGCCTCGGGCAAGTCCACAAATTTTATCTTTGATAAGATGATTTACTATTGCATCATCATTGTTATGAAATCCCATGTCATAGCCTAAGAAAGGATTAGACCATTCAGTGTAGTGTTGCCAGTCTGGGTTATGTGCTAACACAGCGCCAATCGCACTACCTGCATCACCAGGATTAGGATAAATCCATGTGCTATCAAAATAATTGCCGGTCGACCTGTTAGCTAGACAATTAAGAGCACATCCTCCCATTAGTACAAGATTATTAGATTTAGTTAATTTTTTTCCTAATTTTAAAGCCTCTTCAAAGTATCTTTCATATATTGCTTGCGTTGAGGCGGCCACATCAAAGTACTCTCTTACAGGAATATCTGTATTCCAATCTAGACATCCTCTATGAAGATTTTTCTCAAAGCTGAAGGTAGAAAAATTATCAACAAATGTGTGTAATATTTGTCCGTAATATTGATTTGAGTCGCCGTAAGCGGCCATGCCCATAAGAATGTATTCTTCCTCGTTAGGCTTAAGACCAAGACGCTGTGTCATAGCACTATAGAACAGCCCTATACTATTTGGAAACCATTTGCTATAAACTTTTTTAAGTTTTTTACCTTCAGCCTTCCATATAGTCAGAGTTTCAAATTCACCTATGGCATCGATTACAATAACACATGCTTGATCATAAGGACTGGTATAATACCCTAATGCTGCATGGCTGTGATGATGTGTGGTATACTTAATTGGACAATCAATATTGTATCGTCTAAGATACTTTTTTATATCGTTGTCAGACCATTTCCATCCCTGACCTGCATATAATTGTCTAGCTGTTTTGAGATATGGATTTTCATACCAAATAACACGATCCGGCATTCCATAAAAGTTGTTACTGGCATAGTCAACTAATTCTTTGCATAAGTTTCTATCATTTTTAATTTTGCTAAATCTTTCGCTATGACTAGCAAACGCTAATTTTTCGTCGCAGAAAACAGCCAATGCTGCATCGTGACTATTTGCAGATATTCCCCATGTAATCATTTATAGATAAACGGATCTCTTTTCCGTAATTCCTCTAATCGTTTTTTAGTTTCTTTTCGTCGGTTATACCAACGCCACGGATACATAATAATATCAATTAGCTTTTTCATTTTCTTCCTTTTTAAACCAATTTTTAGATTTTAATTGAATTTTAAGTTTATTTGATTCGATACTACTTACAATCATATAAAGTGTATATAGCCTGCCATAATATCTTACAGAATCATTTATATCTTTAACATTATCTGGCCATTCAGGCATACTAACTGACCAACCATATTCTAATGCTTGCTCAACTGTTTTTAATCCTTCGTGATCTCTATCCGGTACTAATACTAATTCTTTGCCTAGTTGCTTTAATAGATAATTTTGACTATCTTTAATTTCCGAGCCAAGCAATGCACATCCTTCTATACTAAGTGCATCGAAAGGACCTTCACATACTATTGCATATTTCCTATTATTTTGCTGTTTATCAAGATTAAAAACATATCCAGGTTGTTGTTCGCTTATATATTTAGGTTTGGCATCATTAACGGCTCTAGCTGTATATCCTACAACAATATTATCTTTGTAAAAAGGAATAATAACTCTATTGCTAAATCCTACTTTCGGAGTCCAATAAAAATCATAATCTTGAGGATATATTCCTCTTCCAATAAGATATTCAAGTATTGGAAGTAATTTTTCGGGAGGCGAATCTAGTAGTTCTAGTATAGAAATACTGTCAGGGGGCAGAGCTCTATGATCAAATTTTGGTATAATACTACGTATCTCTTGGGTACTAGACTGATCAATTTTTAACGCCTCTAATCTAAGTTGATTTATTAAATCATCAGAAACATTAAACCATCTTAAAAGTTTATTCATTTTTTGGCTTAAATGTCTGCCGGGTTGCCAACTTGCCTTGAACCCACAATTAAAACAATGGTAACTTACAGCATCCCCTTGATTGAAGATTAAACCACCACGCTGACGCTTATCGTTACAGCAAGGGGCATTGAAGCTTATCCAACCACTTGGAGTGCGTTTATGTTTAGGAGGAAGATAAGATTGTATAGTATCTATGATTAGATTCATAGAAACATTTTAACGTCTCACAATGATTTTGTCAAACTTTCCGGTGCTGTTGTATGGTAATTGATATTTAACTCTTAACCAAATTGCATCATTATCGTAACTGATTCCTCTAACATAAGTTTTGGTTAGCAATGAATCAACATTGGTTACTGAAAAACTATCCATATCAGTCCATACTGTAGAACCACTAATTACCTTAGCGTCCGTAGTTTGTACGTGTACAGTTGTGTTAAGGGCGACTGGGTAGAAATCTACATTTATTGTTGTAGTTTCCGCAATATAGTTAGGATCTTTAATTTGTGCACCTTCGGAATAAAAATTACGAGGCCACGGGGCAGGTTGGCTATCATCGTCCATAAAAAGAAATGTCTTTATAGTAATAGGAGGCAATGATGTTGGCCAAGCATTGCCAATTAAGTCAATAGTACCAGATGCTCCAAACTGCGTATCTCCGTAGACTGGATAAATTTTATCATCAACTGTTTGATATACTATATACTTTAAAAACTGAGGCTCAACAACGTCAAATGTATCAGCGGGAATTTCTACTCTAGCAATACCAGTTAGTGTACCGTCCGGAACTACTTCGCCGTCAAACACTTCTTGTCCGTGTATGTCTAATATTTTAAAATTTAAAGTTAAATCCGTAATATCTATGCGCTGTTGACTATTATTTCTAATATCTAGTTCAACAGCATTATCTAGACCTTTATATAATTTGACGTTTTTTTGGTACACGATTCTCCACTCCAATGGTGATAATGCCAAATCAAGATTACACTTGATCCTGTTTGGATATAAATAACTTGAAATTTTTTGCATTTGGTAATAAACCCTCAACAGTATTTATGGTAAAATTAAGAGATAATATACAAGAACAATTACCCTTTATTTCTGTCCTGCACTACGGCGAAAATGAATACGTAGGTATAATAATAAATCAAGATCAATATGTAACCAGCTTCTATGATCTAAGTATTATTAAAACCCCAGAAGAAAAATCGGGTCTGTTAGAAATAGGTGAAATTTGGTGGTGGGAATCAAACCGTCAAATTCCAATTAACATCTTTTGCCGTAAAGAAATTGAACCGTTTCGCTATGCTATTAAAACCTTCAATAGCAAAGATGTTAGAATTATATTAGGTCCAGTTGTAAACTTATTAAATTTAAGTTTAAAACGTGTTAAACGAAAGTCTGTACAGTTAGTAAGAAAAAGTCGTTAACTATATCCGTAGCTTAGACTTTCGCAGATAAGATTCATCTGCACCACAATAGCCACAGCGTATGCTATAGCATGTGCTTTCTTAAAATAATACTCACCATTCTCCGGTTTCTTCCATATCGTCGTCCCAATCTCGGTCCATGTCTTCCCAACTAGATTCCTTTTTGCTGGGCGGATCATAGCGATACACATTGCCAACTCTTCTATACTTCGGGGCTTCATAGTTTTCATCAATGAGGTGTGTCCATTCACGTGAAATAGTAAATCCGTGAAATCTTTTTGCTCCAGTAGATCCCATAGTGGTTCAGTCTCCATTAGTTGTGTTAGATGTGTTTCATCTCTTACATCTTTATAGATACTAACATTTAAAAAATCAATCTTAAAATAACCGCGTTCTTCTGCTTCTTTATAATCTATTGTACTTATTCCGGTAATAGGATTATACGGCACAGAAGTACAATACACACCGGTATTATGCTTTTTAAAAGTATTATTTTCTTCTTTTATTGCCGCCGACACGCATTCAAAGTGTTCAAGAGCACGAGTCCTATCAGCAAAATCAATATCAATATCCGGCATTAGTGTTTTATCTCTGTTTCAAATAATAATAAAGGCAAGTTTTGATGTAGATACGTTGCATAATTATCTGCTTGTTCTAAGTCGTCAAAGCCTGTTAGTTTGACATAAATCGTATTATCTTCTTCGGATAGAATTACCTCCATATCTAGCTGTGTTCTATCTGGAACATTTAAACCTGTATCTTGAGAATTCATAAATTAGCCTCCCTGACTACATTCTTAACTAGATCTACATCAAAGGTCTTTTTCTTAAAGAGTTTTGACCAATGTATGGGGTCTATTATACTACTTATAGCAGAAAGCTGATCATCTCTGAAACTAGCTAACATTTCTTTACCGCTTTTACAATTTAAAATTAACCACGGACTTATTTTACCGTCTTTAACATCATAAACTGCCCTATTAGTACTTACATACTTAAAATAGTGATTCCACGCACTATTATTTTCTTTAGCCCACGATTCCATGTGTGCAATACTTCGTTCGAGGGCTGTTTCTACAGCTTCTGTATGTATAAGTTCTAAAACATATTTTTCATACAGTTCGTCTCTTGTCCAATGATCGAGCTTCACACCGCTTCTTACAATCCAATCAATGAAATTATCCGGATATAAGGGATTAACATTGTGTACATAACTACCAAATTTAACAAAGGCCAGATAGTAGGGGCTTTGAGCAAATTCTGCATAATTTTTATCTTTATCTGCCTTTTGTGTAAGTCGGTAAAAGCGATTATAGGTATGGAATCCTATAATAACATGCTTCTCGTCTTTAGCTAGATGCCTTCGCTTTTGTTCGCAAATATGCACAGCAAGAGTTTTTTCCTGCATGAATTCTTTATTACAATACTGACATTCGTAGGCTTTATTCACATGTAATTTTAACACTATTTTAATATTTTTTCAATTTGTTTATCTTCAAAACCATAATCTTGTGCTAGTCTTTTAGCTTCGGGCACTGACATAAGCTCAGCCATAAGTTCTAGTTCATCGGTTTTACGATCGGGATATAATTCTTCTAGTAATTTAAAAATTTTATTTTGAGACTTTTTCTTTTTAAATCCAATCCATTCATGGTAATAGATTTTATCTCCGCCTTGGCCGCACATACAGAGTAATTGCCAAAGTAACTTAGGATGCTTTTGTAAAGAAAACCAATGTTTATTAAAATATTCATTTACGACAAGCACAAAGTATTCTTGTGTTTCTCTACTTGAGGATTTTACATTACTAATATATCGATTTAAAATAAAAAATTCATTTTTCAATGCCTTGCGCTGTTCGTCATCCATATCGTCCCACAGTTGGGTAAACTTCATATCAACAGCAGCTAGTTTTTCTTTTAGTTCAATTTTTTCGCCCATATCTCATCTCATAATCTTTGTAATCATCTGTTAATCTATATATTAGTATAGCACGATCAAGCGCCTTTCGTACAGCCGGATTGGTTTTTGCAGCTTGCCGCATAGCTATAACTAGATTATGTTCGTCCAAATCTAAACGACCCGAGTCTCTACCGATTTCAAATCTTTCTTCAGGCGACGCACCGTGTTCTCTAGCATAAGTTATGCCATCTGCATATTCATATATGTAGGTTGCTCCGGGTTTAAGAGTTCCCATTTAGGCCATCGATTTGTCTACGACACTTCTCTATTTCGTCCTTGATATGTAACTTAACTTTTTTTAATGTTTCAATTTTCATATCATTTCCATGTTGATTGTAGAGCTCCGTAATATCCTTATCGATTTTATTATGTTTGTCTTGTAAATGACTTATGTGATGCTCTATTTTTTCTCTAGTCAACATGCTATCTCCTTATAAGATTTTTGATAGATCAATAATTTCACTCTGGCGACTTATTTCTTTTACAAAATAGGCGCAAGGGGGTTTTTGTTGTGTCCCTAATGGAACAGATAATAATTGTCCGTTCCTCATTTTAGGAAAATACCATTTTACATCATTGTAAAAATTAACAATTTCAATTTTTAAAAAGTCAACTTTAAAGCTACTTAAAGGATTAAAACAAAATGCTTCAAATCCGCGATCATTTAAACTTGTAAGAGGTAAAATTTCTATATCACATGCACTAGAGCTGTCGCCAACAGCAATACTCCAATCTATTGGCATAGTAACTTCGTAATCGCCAATTTTTAATACCATTGCAGGACTATTAAACGATTCTAAAAATATTAGGGGCATGAAGAAAAAATCTGGATTTTGTGAGTCGCTGTTATCAAGTACAGCAAATCTCATATTTTCGTCTACTTCTTCTGGTAGATTATTTAAATCGTAGGGTACGTTATCTAATGTTAATATTTGCATAATGTTTAGTTCCAATCAACCTTTTCTAGTGTAAAGGGGTATTTCGCCTCCTTATAAAATTTCTTCCTCTGCGTAAGATGACGCTTGGCGTATTTACAGGTTGATGTGACATCCCAGATCTGAACGAAGTCTTTGTCTTCGGCTTTTCTAATACCTCGCCCAATTGATTGTATAACCCTCGTAAAGCTCTTTCCGGGCTCCACAAGAACCAGATTAAAAATCCTAGGGATATTAATACCCACAGCGGCCACACCATAAGTCGCCACAATAATCTTGTTATCCACAGTTTTGACTTCGTCATATTCACTTTTCCTGTCTTTTGTTTTTACTTCGCCTGATATAAACACAGAGCCTGGTATATTATCTATAATAAATTTGCCTGTTTCAATCCTATTAACTAGGACTAGGGTATTCCCACTGTTCCCAATACCATCAACCATCTTAGATATGAATGTCATACGATCTTTGTTTGTTACAAGATATTTGTATTCTTCTGCGTATGACTTAAACTCTGGTAAGTCGATTAACTGTACAACATTAACATGACAGTTAGATAGGATGCCTTTTTCTTGTAATTCGTGTGCATGTACCTGATGTACTACTGGGCCAAGACTAGCAAATATCTGCTCAAATTCAAAATCTTCTTTAGGTACAGTACCAGTTAATCCCCAACGAATAGGCGCATTATTAAAATTTTGTGTCAGTAGATTGCGAAGCACAGTGGCCTTGGCCATGTGTACTTCATCTACCATAATTGTCTTAACACCATCAAGAAATTCTGCAAGCGTAAGAATTTCATGTTCGCTGTTTTTGCTTTTCTTGTCTAAAATATTAAGACTTTGCCATGTAGCAATAGTGTGAGTTTTATTCAATTCTTTACGATCACCATAGTACACACCTACATCTAAACCGCAGTTGATAAAATCTTCTTCTGTCTGTTCGACAAGACTTTTATTAGGTACAATGGTAAATGTTCTACCATAGGGCTCGCATAACTTGGCCAAAGTTGCTGTGGTAATTGTCTTACCAAAACCAGTGGCAATTTCTTGTAGACATTGAGGATTTTCAAGAAATTTATTAATCACTTCTACTTGGTCATCGCGTAGTCTAATAGGTTCGCCTGCGTATCTGTGTCCAGTTGGCCAAGTTTTATCTCCCCAGAAATCTTCTTTGATGCGTGGAAATTCTAATTTAATAGGCTCACGGAAATCTTCAATTTCTCTGACATCTACACCACTATTTTCCAGGACTTCTAGTATCTTAGGTAGTTGGCTGACAAAGCCGTTTCCGCCCATGCCGAATAAGGTTACCGAGCCATCCCAGCGACCAAGTTTATATGCGGGACGATAACGAGCCGTAGGATCTTCATACTTAAAGGTGTTTGACAACTTCCTGCGAATTTCCACAGGAAGCCCCTCTAATTTAATGTTTACTTCGTCGCGTATTACTAACTTACAGGATGTCATCGATGTCCTCGCCTAGCGGCTTTCTAGTATTGTAGTATACTATCAAATCAACAGCATCGCAATAGATACTTGTCTTATTGTTCTTAAAATTATTTGAGAAACTTATGACAGATTTTGGATACCAGTCGGAATTTATCAAAAATTTTGGTAATTTATTGTTTACTATTCCTACTATTTCTGTTGTCTTGTCTAGTCGTTGGTTAAAGTTTAGACTAGAAATTTTATTATTAAAAATTTTATTAGATTCAGTAGTATTGTCAAATCTAAAATATATACCAACGTTATTGAGACCAGAATTTTTTATGGTTTTTTCAAGTTTTTCAAAATTTTCGGTGGTCTCTTTAATGTCGTGACCGTTGAAAATTATTAAGGTAGGAAGACGTCGTAAGTCTACCAAACTTCTGAACAAATCATCTAAGGTGTAAGACTGAGAGTTAACGTATACCCGAGTGTTACTTCTATTAGCAAGGTCGTTAGTGAGTGTTTTTTCTGGATTTTTTTCAAAAATTTGGTATTGAAATGCCAACCGTCGATCATTCAGTAATGTTAAATTGTTTTTTGAAATAGTTCCTATCTCAGCAAAAATATTTTTTAGATATTTTTCATTATCGATCGAAAATATTTCAAACGGCGTTTTTTGTTCCTGTAAAATTTTCGAAATTTCTTGATAAAAATTCCAAATTTTTGGCTCTATTTGGAAATTATACTTTTTTAATTCTTTAACTATTAGATAGATATTTTTTTCGGTCAACGAGATTACACAGTATCGACCTTGAGTTTGAATTTGTCCTTGTACAACTTTAGCAAAATCGGAAAAAATCTGTTTTATTTTTTTATTAAAGGAATATTCTACTACTAATGCCGGTTCTGGATTAGAAATCGTATAAATGCATCTTACTTGATCGATGACCCTAAATCTTTCTCCCCACCTCGGGGTGTCGATCACTTCAGCTTGATTATCATTTATGACAGGAAGTAATAATTTGTTTTCTTGAAAAATTTTAACCAGTAAATTTCCTTGATTTTCTGTCAAAAAATTACCGTGTGTAATTTGTCTTGCTAAAGAAGATAAAATTTTTCTATCTTTAATTGGTATATTAGTATCTAACCGATTAATTCCAAATTTATTAAACTCTATGAGTAGTTGGTCTGTTGTAATCATGTTACTATTATATAAGAATAGGTCTTATTTGTCAAGACCTATTGTTAAATTTACTTGCGTTCTATATCTTCTTCAACACAATCATCGCCATATTGTATTTCTATAATTTTACAAGGAATTTCAAATGGATTTCTTAATTGATGCCATTCCTTTTTAGGGACAAAATGGTGTAGATGTTCTTTAAGCATGACAATAGGCATATGATAACCATTTTCTAAGGTGCTAAAAACATCGCAAGCACCTTGTGTTACAAACCAGAATTCGTTTCTTTTAAAATGCCTTTGTAGACTTAGACTTTTACCCGGATCGATAGTGATTTCTTTCACCTTTGTACCACTAATAGTGTACAGGACTCTGTAAAACCCCCAAGGTCTTTTAATTTTTGGAGATTTCCACTCATTAAGAATCCAACTACTTGAATTTTTCTTATCAGTGCCGCCTACACCAAATTTAAAAATGAGATTGTTATCAATCATATCCATTTCTGGTATATTATCCGGTCTTCGATCTCCCCCATTAGCGAAAATTAAAGTAGCATCTGGATAGTGGGCCCTGACTTGCTGAATAAAATGCCTAGCAGAGTCATCGGAATCATCAAAAGTATAGACTTCGTCAACCATGGTAAGATTGTTAAGAATACACAGTCTCTCATTCCACGGCATAAAGGCCTTACCTTTCTTTCTTTCTAACCATTCGTCACTGTTTAGGCCAACAATCAGCATATCACCCAGGGTACTAGCCTCTTTGAAATAGCTTATGTGACCGGAATGAAGGGGATCAAACCCGCCTGTAACTAAAACAATTTTCATAGAGTAGCATCCTCCATGCCAGCGACTCGTAATTTTACAATATTAGTGAGTTGCCATTGTTTTTGATCAAGTGCCTTAGTAATTCCTAACCACTTGTTGCGAAGCAGAGCGAATTCATTGATAATTTTTTCAAAGTCAACTACATCGGACTCGCCCTCAACAAATTTTTCACAATCTCTTGAGGATAAAGCCCGTTGATAGTTTTCTAAGTACTTACGAAAATGCTGACTTTTTAGTCTACGAAGCTCAATGTTCAAATATTCCAAAATTGCCTCAATTTCTTGAAGCTGACTAAATCTTTGTTCCACAATACCAGGCATACTGGCCGCCGCTTTTTCAATATTTCCCGTTATACGGCATTCATTTCGTGCGGCTTGCAACTCGGCGTTAAAATACTCCACGGCATCGGGGATATTTGAGATGTCTTTTGAAACTTTTGTATACCAAGTCATAGATTATTCTTCGTCAACGTCATAGTCCCAGTTATCTTCTTCGTCTTCGTCTTCTTCAACACCCTCGTCGAGATAATACTCAATGGCGCTGTCGAGATTTTCATCAAACCCTGTAGCAGATTCCATGATTTTATCGCTAATTCCATGGTCTGCTAACAGGTCCACATATCTTTCTGCCGCTTCGGCTATGGACTTCTTGTCTACATACTCTTTAAACAACATCCAGATATCTGCAATTTGATTTTCATTCATTTTCTACTGGCTCCTCAATTTGTTCAGTTATAGTTTTATTTTTATGATTGGGGAAATCTTCCATAATCATATTTAATTTATCATCTTTCCAGTCTTTTCTGTAGTATAGATGTTCTTCACCATGACTGTCAACAAACTTGAGTCTATTTCCTTGTTGCACCAATAGTCCTTCTTTCTCAAAAAGGTCAACGAGTCCACTGTACGGATTCATACCAGTTTCGTATGGAATCTTGATTTGTACAGTTTCGAAAGGCTTAGCATAACGTGTTTTCATGATCTTACATGCAGCACGAATACCATTGACTTCTGATGTTTTATTACCTTCGTCGTCTTCTTTCAACTTCAACTTCTTCATTGCAACCACGATAGAAGATGCGTAAATGAAGCCTTGTCCGCCTGAGATTTTATCGTCTGGATCAAACATATCTTGCGAAGCGTATGTGTGATTTGTAGCCACCAACCCGACGTTATAATTACCAAACACGTTAACACAATTACGAACCAGCGCCGTAAGTGCTTTAGGCTTTCTACCCATATCACCTTTTAGATCTCCTGCTTCAAATTGATTAACATCTGTCGGGGTCAACAACATGCCTAATGAGTCAATTACAAACAAGACCTTAGGACGTTCTTCCATAGCCTTGTATTCTTTCATAAACTCATTGATTGTTTTGGCAACATCGTCAATCATTGCCATGTTAAGTTTAAGAAGCTTTTCTTCACTAGTATCTACGCCTAATGCTTTAAGCCATTCTTCGTCAAGAGCATTTTCGCTATCGACTAGGATAACATAGATCCCTTGTTCTTGTGCATTACGGATTAAATTACCTGAACAAATGTAACTCTTACCTGCACCACTCTCTCCGGCAAACACAGTTACCTTACCTAACGGCACTCCTTTATGGAAATCTCCGCTAATAAGATAGTTTAGTGTGTAGTTGCCTGTACTAACCCAATCGGTCGGATCGTTAAAACCTACACCAAGACCGTCAATTGATTTAGTAAGAGTCTTTCTAAATTTACTCAAATCAAATGCTTTAGAGGCCATTATACGTCTAACTCCATAGTGTTATATTCTTTGATTAGATCAACTAATTCTTGTTCAGTATTACATACTGTCTTAGTGTTTTTCCAATCTTCTTTTTTGTCACGACCGCCAATCTCGACCATCCATGCGTTGTCATAACGATTGATAGTAATTGACTCGTTGACCTTTGCTAATTTTGATAATTTTGCCATTTTAATTCTCCTAAAAGGTATGAGAACTTGAGCGTACGGTAGTTATCCGCAGAGGCCCAAGCCGTGTTAATTATTGCTTACGATTACGAATCATAGCAAGAATGTCTTCAGCGCGGCTTCCGCCTGCTGGTGCAGATGCTTCTTGCTTAGGAGCAGCAGGTGCTGTCTTAGTAACAGCTGCCGGCTCATCATCATACTCGTCGTCAGACTTAGCAACAGCCTTAGGAGTATTAGGGTCACCTGTAGCAGAGCTCATGCCTGCTGGTTTGAAATATTGACCCCAGCGATCCATATCAAACGGCTCACCATCAACTGATGCTTCAAACATTTCTTTGATAACTTTAAGTTCTACATCGCCTGGCTTCTTAGGTAAGTAGTCTTTCAAATTAAACAAACCGTGCTTCTCAATGTTGGCTGTTTCTTCGTCACTTAATGGACGAGTACGACGGCTCCACTTTGATGTAGAGTAGTCAGCATAACCACCTTTTGAAGTCTTAATAAGTTTAAAGTCAACGCCGTTAACAGCGTCAGTTGGCAAGTCATCCATTTCTGGATCAAGCAAAGCACTCTTGATTAGAGTAAAGATTTGAGGACCGATAATGAATCGACGGATTGCGTTTTCTGGCTTTTCAGTTTCCTTTAAGCCATCTTCAACAACAAATCCTTGGAAGATGTATGAACGCTTCTTCCAATACTTACGACCCATGTCTTCTAGAGCAGGGTCTTTAAACCAACCACGCACCTCTGAAAGGATTGGGCAAGTTTCGCCATACATTTCCATACACGGAACGTTAACGATTACTTGTTTTGAGTCAGTGGAGCCCTTAACA